TCTAACAACCAACACGACAAGAGTTCAGAGGGCATACTTCTTTTACTTGGAGAAGACGTAACAAGTATACCTGGACCATTTATTATATCTGGTGTAAAAATACTAGAGATACAACCTGCAAATAAATTGTGTGTCTTGGCAGTTGATCTAATGAAAGATACACGATAAATACATATATAATCAAGCGAGTAAAAGATGAAACAGAAACAACTCAACAGCATTGATTCGTATCTTACGGCTATTATAGAAGAAAGTATGAAGTCAACGCTTCAAAGAAAAGCACTTCAAGAAAAAGAAAAACAAGATGCAACTGCTTCAAAAGTCAAAGACGCAGAAGTCGACAAGCTTAAGAAAAAAGTTGAGGTTGATGATGTCATTGAGAAATTGAACTCAATTAGATCTGGAAAATCATTCAAGGATGAAAAAATACTTGCTTCTCTAACAAAGTACTTTGATGAACTAGAGGATAGCGAAAAGTTTGCACTTGTTGCATTCCTAAAAGGAATATCTCAGATTGTGACAGGTGAAATTGAAGGCCAACAGGCACTAGATCCAGGTGATAAACCATTCGACATAGAGATGAAGAAGTCAGGTAGATCTGGTCCTGTTACACTGAAACCAAAGATCGTGAAATCTTCTGGCGATGCAAAAGAAAAATCAGCATCATCAAAAGAAGATACTTCAGGTCCTGTTCCCATCAAACCAAAGAAATGAGGCTATATGGATAACACACAAGAAATCATGATTAAGAAAAATATTGCACTTCCAAAGGGTGGAACACTAGAGGTGGATGTTACACAAAAATTTCTTGATGTTGTTCGTTCACATTTTGAAGTCCCTAGTGAGCAGCAAATTAGTGATGATCACATAAGAATGTACGTATGGGGTGCACTAAAAAATGCAGTTGATAAAGCTGAGAGAGGTGAATGATGTTTCTTCCTTCACTTATAGAATACATAAAGCTCGCTGTTCTCAGCGAAGCAAAGCTAAAAGAGGCTGAAATTTCTGGTGACAGAAGGGTTCCTTGGGGTTGTGATGACCACGTAAGCGACCTTGAAAAACGTATAGCAGACACAGAGTACTGGAAAAACAAGTATCCAAGGGGTTCTGAAAAAAGATCACACTATCGTAGTGTATTGACACACCTAAAAAATGAGTTGAAGTCCGCGAAGAGAGCCAATCAATCACTCAACGAAAAAGACGGAGATTGAAATGGGTGGTGCCGTCGGTCATTTAATGCATTTGTATGATAATCGTGATCTCACTTTCAGTGAGATTGCTGGTATTATCGACTCAGCTGCATCAGGTAGACTAGAACGTGCATCTGAAAAATTAGATGGATTGAATCTCGTATTTTCTTGGGACGCTTCTGAAGATATGCTAAAAGTGGCTAGATCAGGAGGGGACATAAAAAGTGGTGGAATGGACGCTTCTTCGTTGGCAGCGAAGTTTTCAGGCAGGGGTAACCTGACTAAAGCTTTCAATTCTGCGTTCAGGGTTCTTAATGGTGCTATTGGTTCACTTCCACAGAAAGTGAAACTCAAGGTATTCGGAAGTAGAGCAACGAAATGGTATTCAGTCGAGGTTATCTACACAAAGAATCCAAACGTGATAAACTACGATTCAAATAACATAGTATTTCACGGTTGGCCCGTTTTTTCAGTTGGTAAAACTGGAAATGTAACGATGTCTGAAGACGGTGATGGTGTTGATATATTAACGAGCTACGTTGAAAGAATGCAACAGGCTGTCGACTTGAAAGGTTGGAAGGTAAGAGGACCTGCACTTGCACGAATGAAAAAGTTGTCAGATGGTTCAATCGCAAAGACGACGATATCGAGGATTATGCATGAGCTGTCTGGGCTTGGTCTCGGTGCAGGTTCAACGATCGGTGACTACGTAGAGGCAAAGACGAGGTACGATGTAGAATCGTTAGACCTACCAGAAGATATCTCAGAGAAGATGGTCCAGCGATGTATGGGAAACCCCGGTTCTCCCACCCTGGTTGACATTAGAAAAGCCGCAGATAATTCGAACCATATTGCAATCACCCAATTTATAAAGTCTTGTCCTGAGAGAATGAAGGCATATATCAAGCCGATAGAGATGGCGATCAATGACTTTGCTGTTCAGTTATTGAAAGGCTTAGAGTCTACACTCATAGATGACACAGAGGAAGAAGTGCAGAGACTACGAGGAGAGGTCTCTGGCGCAATCAGTGCAATTGAATCTTCCGGTGACGAGAACGCGATGTCAATATTGAGCGTGCAGATGCAGAAGCTGAAGTCACTTGAAAATATCACATCACCAGTCGAAGGTGTTGTATTTATCTATAAAGGTAACGCATATAAGTTCACTGGTTCATTTGCAGCAGCGAACCAGATATTAGGGTTATTTAAGTACGGTCGAAAAGGAACAAAGTTATGAGTAATCTATTGAAAGAGTACATTGAATTACTGGTAAATGAATCAAAAACATCAGACGCATTTGAACATTCAGTTGCATCTGCAATTAATAAATTTGCTTCATCTGGAATTACAGCCGTTAGACCAGCAGCTGACACTTCTTTACCGGACGTTGAAGTAACAGTTGAAGGTATTGGTACTTCTTTCGTTGAAGTAAAAATGAATCATACTGATAATTTGGCAAATCCAAGAGTATTTTTTGATGGCTCACAGTGGGCAACAACTTATAAAACACCCGTTGCAATTTATGCTGTTGATCTTTTAAATTCATCAGATCAAGCAAAAAAGTGGGTTTCTCAGCTTGGAAGATTCTCGAAAATTAGAAATCCTAAAATACCAACAACACTAGGTGGTTTAAAAGACCCAAAAGCTGTTCCACTAGAAGTAATGATTGAATTTGTTGAGCAAATGGGAAATAGATACATTGCAATAGAGAACAGCGTAGATATCGGTTCTCTTGTTACCGAACATTACACCATGGGGAAATCATCACCTGCACATTATATGCAAGCAGCTGACGATTTTTATTTGATTGGGACTTCTGATCCTTTGGGACTTCGTAGCGTAGCTAAAAATATCCCGGTTCTTGCAGGTACCGGTGATTTTAAGGTTAGAGTTGCAACTAGATCTTCTTTTTATGAGGTTCAAGCTGAGGTAAAAATAAAGAATTTATCTCCCTCAAACTCTCCATATTCTGTTCTTGGTGGAACTAAAAAAATAAATCCATTTGAATTACTGGCAAATAAAATGGGTGTAGCAACAAAAAGAAAATCAAGAAGATAATCAAATTATCTCGTCAACGCAACCCCATTTGATTGCCTTCTTAGAGTCAAGATACCAGTCCTTCTTCTTCTTGTAGACCTTGCTGAGTTTTTCCTTTGAGATCTTCGTGTTCTCAAGGGTCATCAACTCGATCTTCTCCTGCAGCCTTTTTGCTTCAAGGACATCTGCTTCTAGGTCGGCAACCTTACCATGCACGCCTGAACTAACCTGGTGATACATCATTGTTCCATGCTTGTAGATAGAACGATGAGCTCCATGGATTGCAATCATGAATCCGCAAGACATTGCGCAACCGGTGACGATGGTATCAACCGGCGTTCCCGCAGACTTCATTATTGACAGTAAACCGAAGCACTGGTACACTGCACCACCGTAAGAGTCAATATAGATCTTTATTGGCTTTGGTTCGTAGTTCAGGTCATTCAACTTATACACTTTTTTCAAGTGTTCGTCGTGTTCTCTGATCTCTATGATAGACTTTGTCAGTGAATTTATAGAATCTTGATCAACTTGTTGTGCAAGAAATAGGTTACGTGCGACGGGTTTTTCTAGGTTTGCCATGTCACCATTCTAAAAATTTGCTTATCCTCGTAAAATAAGCTTCGTGTAATCTCTTATCAAACTTTCTACCACTTGCTTGCTCAAGATATCGTAAATTTCAGTTCCATACTGCCTGACTGCGGGTGGTAATAATGAAACAAACTTCTTCACATTTCCCGTTGATAGGAGTTGCCTCATCTTTGTACCACTTACTGGAACAGTCTGGGTTCTATCTACACCTTTTAGATTTATTTTATTAGCCTTGAATAACCTCGGCGCTGATTTCTTTAGACTCGACTCCCTATACTTCAGTATGTCTTCACTGTCAGAGTATATGTAGAACTCATCTTTTGACTTACTTGCATCTGCGGATTCTAACGCTGAATAAACGCCAGTGACTGGAACGTTAACGTATTCAACTTCAACATTTCCTGGAAGTGTAGGCTCAATGTAACTAGTCCATATCGTCATCATATCTGAACCCAGGATGGGTATTTCACCCGGTCTTTTTCTGTCCGATGTAGAAACAAATAATTTGACGAGATCATTTTCTGATGCAGCAATCCTGACAAGACCATCATGTCCTGCATGGTAAGGTTTTGCTGCCATAGGAACTAGAGCAATTTTCATGTGCTATAAATATGTGTTATAGTTGCAATATGGACCAAAAGATAGGTGAAGCAATAAAATTTGTTTATTCATACGCACCAGATATCACAGAATGGGTTATTCTAAAGAAAGAATTATTGAAATTTCTGCCAGCTGATAAACGTAAATTGTTTTCTACACGTGATCCTTCCACTAAAAAAACTAACTTTAATGAGTTTGAGCAGACTATTATAGAGCATTGGAAGGTGATTACCGGTAAGGAGTTATATTTAAGCAAGTATGAAACGAAGAAGTGACGAAGAACTTGTCAGAGAATATATCTGTGAAATTGTGAATTCACAATTGAACGAAGATATGGGCGGCGGCATGGGCGATTTCTACGACACCAGCATGTATAGCGGCGGGCTATATGGCGGTGGTGGGGGTGGAAGCATGGGTGGCCTATACAAGGCATTTGTCAAACCATTTACAGACGTTATAGGCGTAGCTGTCGGTAAAACAAAAGAAGTTGCAAGAAGGGTCGTTACGCTAGCTCACGTTGCTTTTGAAACCGTAATGACGACTTTTATACCTTTTCTTACCGATTCATACGATGAAATATTTGCAAAAGAAGCTGCTGACATAAAGGGTATTAGAAGCGAATATGCAAAATATACGCAAGCAACTGATGAAGCCCTTAGAGGCCCAGGCGCCACTTTGCTTGCTTTTATGGCATTTCCACAAGCTGCATTATTACACAGGTCAGTTGAAGATGGTCCACAGGCAATAAAGAATGTTCTTAGTGTTGCTACCGGTGGTGTCACAGATAAATACCTCGGAGGTTCTTCTTCGGGCGGTGGGGGTGGTGGACCAAGGTCTAGCGGAATGTTTGATTCTCACGTTAGGAATAAAAGCCTAAAATTATTTTTAGAAGATGAAAAATCTAGCAAAGATAAAAAGAAATCAAAAGAAAAAGATGACGCTGACATTAAACTTGCAGACAAGATAAGAGATAAAAAATTTGTTTCTGCAGTGATAAAAAAATCAGACATGATGAGATCTGCATCTGAAGAAGCAAAAAGAATCTATAGACAAACTTTAAAAAGTGCATTTGAACAAGCACAAGGCGTGTTATCTGCAAAATCGCTAGATGAAATTGAAAAAATAACTGGTGAAAAGATAAAAGGAAGGGAAGAGATCAAGAGAAAAATTGCAGACTCATTGAAATCTTCTTCAGGCGAAGAAAAACAAAGCGCAGCGAATCAGAATAAAAAAACAGAAGAAGCATTACTAAAGTCAGTAAGAGAATCTGCAAAAAAGCTTTATATCTCTAAATTAGAAAAACAAGTCAAACCCGTAAGAGATAAGTACGGTGATGACTTTCCATTTGTTGTAGACTACGACACCGTCATTCAGAAAATAAAATCTCTTTGAACAAGGCTCACGTTTTATTGTACCTTTTGGAGCATGCCGAAGAAGCAAGCTCCAAAAAATTATAACGTAGCAATCATGCAACCTGATGAGATCGGCGCTTTACGTGCCCTTGTCAAGGAATTTATTTTAAAAATTGAGTCAGTTGATAACGAAATTGAGCTCTTGAAGAATGATAGGAAAGAGATCATTGAGGAGTATCAAGAGAAACTTGACATGAAGACTCTACAGGCTGCACTAAAAGTAGTGAAGATTCAACAAGGCGTTGCACATAAAGATGCATACGATCTATTTTTAGAGGCGCTTACAGATCCAGCACAACAATAAGAGTAATATAATGAAAAAATCAAAAAAGCAAGCAACAGTCGTAGAAGATCAGGTGCATGTTGAATCAAAGACTACAACTAAAAAGTCTACAAAAGTTTCGAAAGAGGAAGAAAAAGAACCTATCGTAAGAAGGCAGTCTGTCTTTGAGCTAACTTTAACAAAGTTTGAGCTTTTGCACTTGAGGGATATGATGGGCATTCTTTTGCCTCCAGATGGAGCTCAAACATTATCACAAGCTCTTGCGGTTTCAGAGGATAGAACTCTAACTGAATCAAAATTATGGGAAAAATTATCAAGGTTATGCGTCGAGGCAGGCCTTCCTGTAGACGCCGAAGCTCCTGATTACATTGTTGCACCCATTGCTCCACCACCAATGGGAGTTTTCCTTGTCAACCAAGAAATGGTCCAGGCATCTCAAGGTTCAGGGTTTGTACAGGAAGATTCAGACGAAGAGGATGAGTGATATGAATTACCGTGTAGGACAAGTTCTTTTCATCATTATGCATAAAAAATTGCAAGTATATCCTATGATGGTTATTGAAGAGATAACAAAAAGGACATTAAAAGGTGAAGAAAAGAACTATGTCCTACAGGGTGGTCCAGATTCTGAAACAACTATACTCTTAAATCAGGTTGAAGGCGAGATCTTTGATTCTCCGGAAGAAGCAAAAAAAATGTTGATAGCAAGGGCTACAAAACAAATTGAAAAAATAGTTGATTCATCTGTAGAAAAAGCTACACAATGGTATCAAACCAACAATCAAAAAGAGCCAGAGATTTCAGAAGTTTCAGATAACTTGCTACCAAAAGATGAAGTTTTAGAAAAAGATGCTGAAACGATAAGAGTTCATCTTCCTGATGGAACGATTGCAAATCTAAAGAATTTTAGCTTTACTGGTTGAATTTTTGGAGAAAAAATGAGCGATTCAAGATTTAATGGAATTGTTAGAAACTATACAACAGATGACGTAAACAAACTAAGAGGTTCGTTAAGGATTCAACATACTCTTGCATACGAAGGGGCAAGAAAATTATGGAAGATGATGAACCAAGAACCTCACGTTGCTGCGCTTGGCGCTCTTACAGGTAACCAAGCAGTTCAGCAAGTCAAGGCAGGACTCAAGGCAATCTATCTCTCGGGTTGGCAGGTTGCTGCAGATGCAAACCTTTCAGGTGAGATGTATCCTGATCAGAGTCTTTATCCAGTCAATAGCGTTCCATCAGTTGTTCGACGTATCAATAATGCTCTTCAACGTGCCGATCAAATCGATGTGGCCGAAGGTAAAACTGACACAGACTGGTACGTTCCTATTGTTGCAGATGCAGAAGCCGGATTCGGAGGGCCTCTCAATGTATTTGAACTCACAAAGGCAATGATTGAGGCTGGCGCCGCCGCAGTTCATTTTGAGGACCAACTAGCTTCTGAAAAGAAGTGCGGCCATATGGGTGGCAAGGTTCTTGTTCCAACATCACAGTTTATTCGTACACTCACAGCAGCTCGTCTTGCAGCAGATGTCATGGGCGTTCCAACCGTGATTATCGCCAGAACAGACGCCGATTCCGCAAATCTTATCACCAGTGATGTTGATCCTTGCGACGGAGATTACATAGAAGCCACTAAACCACGAACGCCTGAAGGATTCCACTATCTATGTAGGACTGGGCTAGAAAGAGCAGTTGCTAGGGGTCTTGCTTATGCTCCATATGCGGATGTGTTGTGGATGGAGACATCAACACCAGATCTAGAACAAGCTAGGTTATTCGCCGAAGCAATCCATGCCAAGTTCCCAGGAAAGCTTCTGGCCTATAACTGCTCACCTTCCTTCAATTGGAAGAAGAACCTTGATGAAACTACGATTGCTAAGTTCCAACAAGAGCTAGGCAAGATGGGATACAAGTTCCAGTTCGTCACCCTTGCTGGCTTCCACACCCTCAACCACTCCATGTACCAGTTGGCCCATGGTTACAAGGATCGTGGAATGGCGGCCTACTCAGAATTACAACAAGCTGAGTTCAATGCAGAGAAGATCGGTTACACAGCTACGAAGCACCAGCGGGAGGTCGGTACCGGTTACTTCGACGCAGTGTCTCAAGTAATTTCTGCCGGAAAGTCCTCAACATTGGCACTTCACGGTTCTACTGAAGAAGAGCAGTTTTGACGTATACATATAGGTGTGGAAAATCTAAGATCAATTATACGTGAAATCCTGAAGGAAGTTGGACCAAAAGTAAAAAAACCAACTGGGAAACTTCCTTCAGGAAAAATATCTGCATCAGCTGATTACATGAAATCAGAGGATGTAATGACTTTTTATAAAAAGATTCTATCTGAAAAAATCTCTTCAGGAGAGATAACTGATCAACAACATTTAGATAGATGGTTCAAGGATTCAATGATGTCTTTACAAACACTAAAGATGATCCCCTTAGACGTCTTAAAGAAAAGTTTAGGTATACTATGAACAGAGTACAAATACAACCCGTAACAATCTTTCCAGAAACAGCTACAACTCTAGAGCTCTCTGGGGCTTCTGTCAGAAGGTTTGGCGTCAGTGGTACCGCAATGATCTCATGGCATCTTTTAGATTCGTCTGGGAGATCTCTAAAATCAGGTGCAGAGGAGTTAAGTGGCGAAGATTATCAAGGTTGGAATGATGACCTTCCATATCTGACAAATTGGTTACTAAATCGACTTGGATTAGTTGCTGCGTGATCGTGAATTATCCCTAATACACGTGGTATATTATTACTATGGGTATTGGAAAGATCGATCTTACGATTGCAGAAACAATCGCAAATTCTGTCCTACAACATATTCGACCTGCGATCGACCGTGGTGAGATCGCAGGATCAATTCGTCGACGAAAGCCAATCGTAGGCGACATCGAGATCGTTGCCATCTCGAATGATCGAGATAATCTCCTAAAATTGCTGGGTGATATTGGTCAACACATTAAACCAGGTGTCCCCGGCGCGGTTCCGTGGGCACCGAAACTTACTTCCAAGTACCTTCGTGTCCGTCTCAATGAGGGTATGAACCTCGATCTCTTCATGGCTTCTCCTGAGAATTGGGGAGGCCTGTACATGATGCGTACAGGTTCTGGTGCAAGTCCTGATGGAAATTCTTTTCACGGATTTGTCCCAGGTGTCTTCGGTAGATGGAAGAAACTATCAGGAGGAGGTCGCATGACTGATGCGATGCCCACGATGCCGACTGGTGAACAACTCTGGGTCCATGAAGAACAGGATTTCTTTGATCTTCTAGAGATGGATTTTGTTCCTCCCGAGGAAAGGCTTTCCAAGGGTGCGATCAAGAAGTATGCAAGAACGTAATATCTTGCTTTATGATTTACAATTCGCCCTATAGTTAGGGCAGCTATGAAAATAATCGTTTTTGATCTAGATGATACACTAGCTGAAAGCAAGTGCAAAGTTACACGTTCTATGTCAAGAGCATTGAAACGTCTTTTAAAACGTTTTGATGTTGCAGTCATTTCAGGAGGTGCATGGCCTCAGTTTCAATCACAGCTTGTAAGCATGTTGACGCTTACCAAGAAAGAGGCAAAGAGGTTGTATCTTTTCCCAACTTCAGGAACGAGTTTTTATAGGAGCTCTGATGGTAAAGAGTGGAAGCGTATCTACTGCGAGTCTTTGGCTGAAGAGGAGGTTAGAAAGATAACAGGAGCTTTCAATGAAGTCTTGGCAAATCCTGGAATAGACCTACCTGAAAAAACATGGGGAGATCGTATAGAAAATCGTGGTACTCAGGTAACTTTTTCTGCGATGGGACAAGAAGCACCGGTAGAAGAAAAGAAAAAATGGGATCCTACTTTTGGAAAGAGGTTGGTTCTCATAGAAAAACTTTTGCAATTGATTCCTGAATTTGACATAAAAGCAGGAGGTTCTACTTCCATAGACGTGACACGCAAAGGTGTCGATAAAGGATATGGAATACTGCAAATGGAAAAGCACTTAGGAATAAATCGAAGAGATATTCTCTTCGTTGGAGATGCATTATTTCCAGGTGGTAACGATTACGCTGTAAAACAACTTGGAGTGAAATGCATAGAAACAAGCGGGCCCGAACACACCTACAAGATTATTGAAGATATTTCGAAATGATGACGTTGCTTTTAAAGATTGTTTGCGTATTTTTCTTGTTTGTAATGCTTCCCATTTTTGCGGTAATTGTTTTGGATGAAAAGTACAGCTGAACTAAGGTATAATAAAAACATGTCAATCCTTTGCATCGACTTTATGAACCAAGCTCATAGAGCTCGCAGTGGTTTTCTTTCTGGGGATTATCCGGTCGTTTATAACTTTTTTCGTGCGTTTAAGTCGCTGGTTGACCAATTCAAACCAACAAGGGTTTACGTCGTACTCGAAGGTCGCCCAGTAAAGCGTTATGACCTTCTGCCTGAATACAAGGCTACAAGAAAAGTTGAAGAATCAGATCCAAAGTACGCAGATCTTCAGAAGTTCTTCAAACAGAAGGACGAAATTGTCAGGATGCTTAATGACTATTTTCCTGTTTCTGTAGTGAGACATCATACATCAGAGTGTGATGATACGATCTACAACCTAATCAATCGTAGCTCTACCGCGGTTCCATGGACTGTTGTGTCTAATGACACTGATTTCATTCAGTTATTACAAAAGTTCAATCACGTAAAGATCTGGAATCCTATCAAGAAAGAGTATGCAGAAGCTCCCGCTGAATATGATTATGTAACGTGGAAGTCAATTCGTGGCGATGGTTCTGACAACATCCCAGGAATTCCCGGAGTTGGAGACAAGACTGCCGCAAACCTCTCTTCAGATCCAGAAAAGCTTGCAAAGTTTCTATCGGATCCAGAGAGAGCAACCACATTTCAAAGAAATTACGATCTCATCTCTTTCAAGGAGTGGTCTGACGAAGAAAGGGTTGAAATGACATGTTCTAGTCCTTCTAAGAATTGGGATAGTGTCAAATCATCATTCTCTAATTTTGGCTTTAACTCAATTACTAAGGAAGGTTCTTGGGAAAAGTTTGTAGCGTCATTTGATTATCTTTTTGGTGGGAACAATACTTAAATGTGAAATGAATCAAAATAAACTTTTGAAAACCTACATAAGAGAAGTCTTAAACGAAGGATCTTCCGTAAATGAATTGAGTCTTGCCAGTCTGTTTGGTAAAGGTGATTCTAAGATTTCTTCATGGTTCTCAAGGTTTTTGAATAAAAAATTAGACAAGATATCGGACGTTGCATCAGACTACTTATCTTCTAAGTTATCAGGTATCATTCCAGACAAAGATATACGCCAGTCTGGATTTTCCTCGGTCGATAGATCAGCAGACGTTCTTGCCGTTGTGGTTGACGAGTGGACTAAAGAGATGGGTGAAAAAGGGATGAAATTTTCTAGTGGAGAAAAAAGAGAAATCTCTGACACAGCAGCGCAAGAATTTGCAAAATCTCTAAGAAAAAATGAAGATAAAAATGCTGCAATTCTACAAGTGTACAGAACACTGAACGCAAAGTATGGGTCGAAAAAAACTAAGTGAAGTAATTGGTGACTATACTATGAGAGGTTCCCGGCGCAATGATGCTCCTGGGAATATTCGCTCTGGGATGTTTGTAAAGGATCAACGTACTAACGTACTTACTGACGAAGAAGAAGACATACAGAAACTTAGAAAGACAGTAAGGATAGTTGTTGTTAGGTATGACGGAAAAATTCTCGCTGTGACAAATCCAGATAATAGCTTCAAAAATTGTCTTCCGGGCGGAGGAGTAGATCCTGGGGAAACTGATGAAGACGCAGCAAGAAGAGAATTATGGGAAGAAACAGGGCTGATTGCAGGTGATCTTGTTAGGATAAGAAAAGAAGTTATTACAAATAAGGTAATTACTCTTTTTAGAGCAATTGATTATTCTGGTAAACTTCAGTCATCACCAGAGGGTATACCTAAGTGGATTGAACCAGAGGATCTTTGTGATACAAAATATGGAGATTATCACACAAAAGTTCTAACGCAGCTTGGTATTTTGTAATTAATACACAAAGTGTTATAATATCGTTTCGATGAAGTCTACAGTAACCTTTATTGAAAGATACAAAAGTTCACTTTCAAATGTACCTGATTCGCTGAGACAGGTCGTAAATAGACATGGTGGTTTATCAGAGGACCAACTTCTTGATTTAATCTTAAGGCCAAAAGATTACGGAGTCAATTTCCCAGAGGTTCCACCAGATTCAGCAATTAACAATTGCTACGACGTAGATGAATGCTATAAAGTTGGAAGTGACCTAATCCAAGAAGGTAAAGTTGCATATTGCATAATGGCGGGTGGAGCAGGAACCAGAATAGGACAACCTAAAGCATTGCTAAGAATCCCTGGATTGGGAATGTCTTTATTGACACTAAAAATATTTCAGGCTGCAGGAACAGGTCCCATTTTGATTGTTGTCAGTCCTATGCATAGAAATCAAATAGAGGACCATGTTAGGTCTCAAGTAGGATTTGATCAATCTAGGATACATTTTCTAGAACAGTACCAGTCGTATAGGTTGACACCAGACAATCAAATTTCATTTGTGAATGGTGAACCTGACCTATATCCATGCGGACATGGAGATCTGTTCCCAGCGCTAACTCATTCAAAACTTCTAGAGAAGTTTCGTGATAATGGGATCAAACATATTTCAATAGTCAACGTTGATAACCTGATGGGTTACCTGGATCCAGTTGCTATAGGACGTCATGTTGTAACAAACGCAAATGTTTCTTGTGAGGTTGTTGAAAGAAACGAAGAAGACACTGGTGGTTTTCTATGCGATTTTAAAGGTCAGTTGCAGATAATCGAATCATTCAAAATTTTTGGTACTGACGTAAAAGAATTTAAGTGGCTGAACACAAACTCTTTCATTTTTAATGCAAATCTAAACATTGCACCACTTGGAAGAGAATGGAACAGGGTACAGAAGAACATCAATGGAAAAGTTGTAGTACAACATGAAAGATTGTTGCAAGAGATAACTGACGCTTACGATACAAAGTATTTTTCTGTATCTAGGGAAGATAGGTTCTTTCCAATAAAAACATCAGCAGATCTGGATAATGCAGAAAAACTGCTAAGTGCAAATAAGAGGGTGTTTTGATTCCACCTAGATCTCCTTATGGTTTGATACAAGAGGACATGTGGCCCAACGAATGGAGGATACTTGTTTCTTGTATGATGCTAAATTGTACATCTAGGAAACAAGTTGAAAAAGTAATAGATAAGTTTTTTATAAAATGGCCCGATGCAAACTCGCTACTTGGGTCACCTATAGATGAAATATCAGAGTTGATTACCCCTCTCGGATTTAAAAATCGTAGAGCAAAAAGACTGCTGGAGATGTCTGAGCACTATACAAAAAACACATGGAATCACGCATCTGAACTACCTGGTGTAGGAGAATATGCGTCAAGAGCATGGGAGATATTCATCAAAAATAGGTTAGGAAATGATCCTCCAAAAGATGGAGCGTTAGTGGTGTACTGGAATTGGAGAAAAAAACATGGCTATTGAAAGAAAAAAGGTTGTTCAAAAACAAGAAGTAAAAAAAGCTGCACCAACTGGTAAGAAGTTGAAAAAAAATTTTAATTTTGCACAACTCCCAGAAGCGATAGTTGACGGTAAGTTTATTTGTGAAATTGGTTCAAAGGTGATTGTTGAAAGATCAAAAAATGGCAAGAACTTTCTATCAATATGCACAATCTATGAGATTAGTGATAAAGGTTACGTAAGCACTTTTGATGAAACAATTGAACAATACTTTACTTTTTCGTTAGAACAACCTCCTAAAATTTTAAAAGTTTATACCTGATTTATTTTAGTTTCGAATATTCACGTATCAGAAACCTCTCTATCTCTTCTTTATGAATAAAGAATGCTAAATTAGGTCCGTTCTTTGATACCCAAGAACATATTCCAACCAGATTTCCTTTAGAATCAAACGCGCCGCCGCCACTTACACCCATCCACACCGGTGCTGATGCCTGGAATACCTTTTTTTCTTTTCCGATTGGGCCCCTCAATTCTCTAATAGCACTTACACTACCTTTCATATAGGTCCATGCGTATCCGACTGGGTGACCAATAATATCTAACTCATCACCGCTTGAAGTTATTTCGCTTGAAATAATCGCGACTGGGTGGTTTACACCTTCTGAAGGTGCCAGTAGTAACGCTAAATCAATCTCTTTGTCTACGCTAACTACTGAGGCTGTTTTTGTCTTGTCTTCATTATAATCGTCTGCCGTTGAATATTCGATCACTAATTCATCTTCAATACAATGTGCAGCAGTAAGTATAGCACTTTTACCTATCCAAACGCCTGTACAAACGGGAATATTTACACCTTGTGATTTGTCTATAATCGCAATAGTGCTTTGCCTAAGTTTTTCAACTTCAATTTTTCTCTTTTGTGTAGCTGTTATATCTTGTTCAGTCGGTATTTTTGCTATTTCATTAGCAATAGTTCCGGAACAACACCCACCTATCAAAAACGTCAACAAACAAACTCGAAACAGGTTCCTGAAATTTTCCATCAGGACCTCCTAGCCGGAGGGGCTGAGCTCCAGCCTTATTAATAGCTATGGTCGAATATTCACTTTGTTTATAATCGTAGACGATTTTTACAATTTTTGTAATACAATGTAAATTGACACACGATATAACAGAATAAAAGCAACTATGTCACTATCAAAAGAAAATGTAGAGATTATTCGTGTAGCTGCTAAGGATGCTGGTGATCACTTGAAAGGAAAGCTTCCGCCTTGCAAATTCCTAAAAGAAAGAAATTCATACGCTCACATATGGGAAAGATTAAAATCTAGGCTTGGTAAATCATATAAGGATTGTGATGATTCTCAGGTACCTCAAATTTTGCGTATGATTGAATGGTACAAGAATAATCCGTGCTGATTATTTTTTTAAATTTTCTATTACAGAATCATACCAATTTTGTAAACTTTTTTTCCAAGGCCACATCCAAAAATATTCTGCAGACGTGAAGTGATTTATTGTTTCTTCACGTAGTTTTGGTGTTATTGATTTTTCACCATTATATTCATATAGCGCTTTTAGGCTTTCTTCATATGCTTCTTGTTCGAACTTTTTTCTAAAGTAAGCTATACCAATAGGAAATGGCAAAAAAATATAGAGGATAGAAAATAAAAATCTTCCATATTTTTTTGCCTGTTTCATGTGTATTTTTTCATGCCTTATAACTTTTGCTTTTGATGAAGCCGGGTATGAATCCCAACCCTTTGGAACATAAACTTTTTCTCCAATGGTTGTGATAAATCCTGTCATAAATGTTTTTAACTTTCCTAAACTCACTATCTTTAAGAAGAAATCTATTGCTACCATCAATTTAGAATCATTTTTTTGAATTATTTCAAAATTAGGGAATTCATTTTTTGTTTCTTCTAGCAGCTTTATATATTCTTCATTTGATAGCATATAAATTCTCCAATGAATATGCGTATAAATAGGAAGTAAAACATTTGCACATAATTTTGTAAGATAAAAATAGTGACCGAAGATCTTCTAAAACCTGGGCATATTGTAGTGTCAAAGGATAAAGATGAAAAACTAGTTCTTTGGTCTGCGTATAGGTGTGAATCTGATGAATTTTATGAAATTGTAGACTCAAACGAAATTATGATTGTTTTAGAGGCAAAAAAATCAACTTCGTCCGAAGAATTTCTAAATTCTGAATGGGAAAATGGTGCATACTTTGTAATGACATCAAGCGGAGTAAAAGGTTGGGTAGGTTCAGGTTGGGTAACTTCAGTATCATAAGGAAACAATATATGAGAAAAATTTCTTTTATTTCTGCAACTTTAGCATTAGTTTTTATTTCAGCTTCTTGTTTTGATAGGCAAAAAATTGAACCGGACACAAAAACTGTCACGATGGTTTCGTCATCACAACCTACACAAGAACCAGAGGAACAAGACGATTGCAAAAAGTGTATGTCAATTGCATCAGAGACTTGTCTTGATTTATATGTAGATTGTCTAAATGTAGAAGAATGTTCTGAGTATCTTCTTTGTGAAGAGTCAAAAGAACAATCACCAAATCACAGTGGTTGTTATCCAAAGTGTCAAACTTCTTTCGTTGACACTGGTGAGCTATCCAGCGACTTGAAGACATGTGCTTGTTCTATGTGTGAGTTTGAGTGTGAAGCATCATGTAGATTAGAGGAATAATGTTTCGAACAGAAAAACCCACTTTAAGATTGAAGTTTGAACTAGAGATTCCAGACTCTGAAGGTCCTTCAAAGAAATTTTGTGTAACAAGGACCCTAAAGGCCAAGTGGGGTGATGATGTTAGAGAGATTACGAAACAGGTCCATGATGAATTTACAAATTATAAGGGATCATTCATCGGTGATATTATACTAAGTCTTTATAACCTTTATTCAGCAGAGGAAAAACCCGTAAATGTTGAAGATGTACAAAGATCAGTTGATGTTGCAAAATGGGCTTCTGCTGTTTTTGAATCAATGATATTTTCATGCATAGATGATGAGGTGCATAAAGACTTTTTAGAAAATCAAGCAGTGCAAGATTGGGATGGAAGCTTGAGAGAGATATCAAGGATGACACAAAAAGAAATCAAGGAGGCAAATTTAGAAAAAATTACCTTACTTTTACAACCAAAATTAAAACAAGCGTTATTTCTTATAGCTAAATTAGCTGATAAAAATCTGTAAACAAATGTGTAACTGTGTAATACTTACTAATATGTTGTAGGTAAACATTACACATGTTACTTGGTGTTGTCCTGAAAAAGGAAATTCAATACCAAGACTATTGTAACTATATGATGCATAAATTATATGCATTCGTGTAGGTTGTTCACTTTACAAGAAAGGAAGATAGAGAAAGACCATGAATTTTGTGAATTATATTCTAGCAGTTCTTTTGTCGCTTGAGCCTGCTCACAATGACAAGGAGACATGGGAACAAAGGGTTGAAAGAATGACAGTCATTGCAAAAGCAATCGATGACGCATCTTCAAAGGCGACATGTCAGGACAGCTACGATGTTACTGATTGCAAGAAAACATGGCCAGGAAGCAAAAAAAGCCTTGGTTTGCTTTTAGTGACGAATGGTTATTGGGAATCTAGATTTGCAAAAAATGTACATGAAGGTAAGTGTAAGTCATATGAGTGTGATGCACATGAAGTGAATGGTAGTGTTTATCATCGTGCGCGCTCTCCATGGCAAATCCAGAAGACTGGATTGGTTACCAAGGATGATTATGATAAGATGAATTCATCATCCTTAGAGTCAACAACAATTTCTGCAAGTGTTGCAGCAAAACACCTATCTTTGGGAATGAACTCATGTAAAACAATTATCGGTGCACTATCTGTGTATGGAGGAGTGAAATCATGCAAATGGGATGGTGTAAAAATTAGGGCCGATTTTTACAAAAAACTTGAGCAAAAATCAGAAGAACAACTAGAGGAAAGCTCACAGGTTAGAAAGAAAAAGTTAGAAGAAAGACTGTCTGAAAAAAAGTGATCTATAAAGTTCTGCGGGGGTAAATCCCCCGCAGAGTCACATTATTTTATAAGCTTCAAAATGCATTCCATCGGGTCTTCTTGGGAACCAACCCCCCCAATAGAATCCATGATCAACTGCAATTTCAACTAACCCTCTGACACAACCTTTTTGATCCATTTTTGCTGGTTGAACCCCCAATCCATTCCATTGAGCATTAATGTCGAATGCTGTACCCCATGCGTGGTTAGACAGTGAAGTTCTCGAACCTCTAATAAATCTTGGAACCCAAGACCCACCCCACGAAAGTATTCTATCTTTCAATCCAGCATCTTCCCATGCCTGAAAAAGTTTTTGAGTTTGACCCACCAGAGAAGTATGTACCTGTATCATTCCTGTCTGCGATGCACCAGGGATACCAATGAGTTGCGGGATTATAACTGATTTTATGTTATTTACTGCCCAACTATTGGTTATTTTTATTGCTTCTGGGTTACCTGGGATTGGTGCAGGAACATAAGAAAAACTACCGAATAGTTTCTGTCTTTCAATAAATGAAAGATTTTTTATACCAGGATTTTGTGGCCAGCTTGGATCATCTTGTTCTGAGTAATTCAACTTTTCAGCCTCAGCAAGAGTAGCGGGTCCAACGATGCCATCAGCTGTCAAGTATTTTGCGGATTGAAATCTTTTAGTTTCAACATCAGTAATGTCATCAAAGGTATTTGATACTATTACTTCGCTGTATGGATCAAACCCCCTTAAAAACATCTGCCATCTTCCAACCTCTGGGCCAATTGATCCTTTTTTTATCATCGATTTTTCTCCTACGTTATAATAAATAGTAGTTTCTTGAAACAAAGCGATCGAATGTTATACTATTGATCACGACTAAGGAATAAAAATGTCTACAGATCAAGAGAATACACCAGATCCATCTACAATTTTGTGTAGAATTGTTGACGTAAATAACGCAATTCAAAATACCTTTAAGAGATTCTTAGATTCTGAAGGACAATCTCTTGATGAACTAGCAACATTCTTAAGAGAAGAACTTTCAAAAATTGAATTGTTTGCTCCATCCTCCACGGAAGACCAGCAAGAGCAATTACAAAAAAATGATGGTTGAATAAGATAACTTCCTTGTAATATAGGAAACATAAATTTAGTGAAATCAGGAACCATAGTAAGGATCAACATACCTGAACCTTCTAAGGAACCTGATTTCATTATTGTTTTAAAAACTTACAAAGATAGAAGGTCAACTCACGAGATATCCAAGATTTTGCTTTCTTCAACAGGACAAGTAGAAGAAGTCTGGACTTACTTGCTTGAGGAAATTATGTAGCATGTATGTTGGTGCACTCGTAAAATTATCTTATGAATATTCAAATAGAATGTTTCTTAACACAAAATCAGGCAAAAAAGTAATCAGTTGGAATTGTGATGAAATTGGCATCATTACAGAGATCGACGGAAAATATTTATACGTCTTAATCCCTTCTGGGATTGGGTGTTGTTGCGTAGATGAAGTTGAAAATATACTAACGTGAGCAGTAAGATGAAAGAAAGAGAAAATTATTTAGTAGAGTTATTAAAAGAAACAATAGAATGTGTAGAAGCTGCAATTGGACTCGAGATTGAATATAACGAGTACATAAAAGTAGAAAAGTTAAAAGCACTAAAAAACAAAATCAAAAAAGAAACAGAGAATAGTCGATCATAA